ATTCGTCTTGCAGGTTTTGATGTCATCGAATGCCCGCATATCACGCGTGGGGGTGACGACAATGCGAACGTCATCCAGGGTGACGGGCATGTCTTCCCCGCAGCCTACGCGGACAAGAACCCCATCATCATCTGCCATAAGACCGCAGCGGGTGTCCTCAAACTCCGCGACCTCGCCATGGAACAGGCACGCCGCCCCGAGTATCAGGCAGACCAGATCATCGCCAAGATGGCAGTCGGTATGGGGGGACTTCGCCCCGAGAGCTCCTTCCTTGGCATCGTCAAGAAGAAGTAAGACACAATCTTTCATCGGACAGGAGGGGAGAGCAGCGGCTCTCTCCTTTTGCCTTTTCGCAATCATAGACAACATATATCTTTTGAAGGAGGCAAGACACGTTGCTCACAGCCACCAGTAAACTGGACGCCATCAACATTGTCCTCAGCTCCATTGGAGCAGACCCCGTAAACACCATCGATGAAGAGATCGACGTCGATGTCGCCAATGCCGTCCGCATGCTTGAACGTACATCGCGTGACATCCAGCGCAAAGGGTGGGATTACAACACCTACACACTCACCTTGTCTCCCTTGGCATTTACAAATCGGATACCGTGGATACCAACCATCATCTCCTTCAAGGCAGTGGATGGAGGCAGCTACGCAAAGCGCGGTGATTACTTCTTTGACATGAGACGCCAGACACATGGGTTTACTGCAGACATCCAGATCAGTGCCATCATGGCGATCGACTTTGATGATCTACCCGACTGCTTTCGTAACTACATCGCGGCAAAGACCGCCCTTGACTTTCAGGCACATTATATGGGAGACAGCACCATCGCGGGCGATCTCTCCCTCGCCGTGCAGGAAGCCTATCAGGACATTGTGTCTTATGACATGAACATGGGGGATTACAATATGCTTCAGGTGACAGGTGTTACCCCCGTATTGGAGAGAAGCTAATGCTCTATTCACAGCAGATCAAAAATCTCGTGGCGGGCATCTCACAGCAGCCGCCCATCTTACGGCTTCCCGAACAGCTCACGCAGCAGATCAATGGCTTTTCCACCGAGGCAGGAGGTTTGCAGAAGCGTCCTCCGACCGTCTTTCTCAGCAACATCTTCACCCCCTTACAGGAGGGACACAGTCCACTTATGCACTTCATCAATCGTGATGAGCATGAGCGGTACATCATGTACTTCTTTGCAAACACACTGCGCATCTTCACCTTAGATGGCGCCATGAAAGACTTTCAAATTCTTGAAGATAGTGCATACCTTCAAACGTCCAATCCACGTTCCGATTTGCGAGTTATCACCATCGCCGATCATACATTCATCCTCAATCGACGGGTAAAAGTAAAGCTCAAAGCAGATAAATCATTTGATTACTTCCATACACAAGGTGCACTTGTTCATGTCAAACAAGGCCAATATGGTCGCACCTACAAGATTTGGGTGAACGGAAAGCTCGTTGCGACACATGAGACCCCTGACGGCAGTGACAAGAGCCACACCAAACAGATCGACACCAACGTCATTGCGACCGCGCTCGCTGAAGAGGTGAGAAAGGCGGGCTTCACCGTGGATGTCGGCAACACTTGGCTGCGCATCCAAGGGGCATCCAGTGTGCAGACACAGGACGGCTTTAACAATCAGGCCCTCATTGGTACAGTTGGTCACATCCAGAAGTTCTCCCTTCTTCCGGAGACGGCCCCACCCAAATATTGTGTCAAGATTGCAGGAGACCCCAAGGGAGGGAATGAGGGGAGCTACTATGTTCAGTACGATGCCAATGAGAATATCTGGAAGGAATGTGTTGCCCCCAATATTCCGCTCGCACTGGATGAGAGTACCATGCCTCACATCCTCAGACGGGACGGAGATGGTTCCTTCTCATTCCGACGCGCACAGTGGGCAATGCGCAAGGTGGGAGATGAGGACAGCAACCCTCTCCCATCCTTTGTAGGGCAGACACTCAATGACATCTTCTTCTATCGAAACCGTCTCGGCTTCCTCTCGGGCGAGAACATCATCCTCTCGGAGAGCGCCGAGTATTTCAACTTCTGGATGACAACAGCCAATGACATCCTCGATACCGACTGCATCGATGTCCCCACTACCACCACGCGCATCAACATCCTCAACTATGCCGTACCGTTCAACCAGAGCCTCTACTGCTTCTCAGACAGTACGCAGTTCATGCTCTCCTCCGACACTGTTTTGTCTCCCAAGAACTGTGCCCTCGTCGAAGTTACGGGCTTCAACGCTTCTCCACACTGTCGCCCCATTGCCGTTGGAAAGAATCTTTATTTTCCTGCTGAGCGCGTGGAGCACACCAGCGTCAAAGAATATTACAACGTCCAAGACATCGCGGATATCAAGAATGCACAGGACATCACTAGCCATGTTGGGAGTTACATTCCGAATGGCGTGTACCAGATCGTTGCCAATACCAACGAGAACCTCATGCTCTTCCTTACCGAGGGAGACAAACAGAGTATATATGTCTATAAGTACCTATTTTTGAATGAGCAGCGCGTCCAGGCCGCATGGTCAAAGTGGACCTTCGGCGGGGATATCTTCGGCGCATTCTTCATCGCGTCCACCTTGTACATCCTCCTCAATCGAGGAGATAAACATGTCTTGGAGAAAATGGATTTCACACAGCTCACCAAGGATGTACCAAACCAAGAGCCCTATCGCGTCCATCTGGACAGCAAGGGAATCGTCGTGCCAAATATGGCGTCGTTTGACAAGACAACAGACACCGTACAAGTCGATGTCAGAAACCTCTATCGACGGGACATGAACACAGACATCGCATATGTCCTGCCCGACGGGAAGTTTCGCATCATTCCAAAGAACGAGCTCATCGGGAAGAGCGTTTTCCACATCCCCGCCGTCTACGCAAACAAGCCTGTTGTTGTCGGCATTCCTTATACCTTTCAGGCACAACTCAGCCCAATCTATATCCGGCAGGAGGACAGCAAGGGCGGCGTCAAATCCATCACAAATGGACGCTTGCAGATACGCAGTATTGAAATGAACTACAGCGACACAGGGGAATTCACAGCACATGTGCGGAGCAGGGGGCACACCTACGAATACACCATGACCAACAAGAAGATTGGCACCATGCGCTTTGGCAGCGTTCCACTGCTGACAGGCGTCTTTCGCATTCCCATCCAGGCAGAGAACACCGCCTATGAGTGCACCCTCGCGTCTGACAGCCCCTTCCCTCTTGCGCTCCTCGGCTACATATGGAAGGGGAGCTTCGTTCCCCGATCGAAAGGAGTGTGATTCATGGGAACAGCATTTACACTAGCCAGTACCATTTTTGGTGTCTATAGCCAGAACAAGGCCCTTGAGACACAGGGCAGAGCCAACGTGGCAACGGCCCGCAGTATGGTGCAGGGTATGAACTACAGCTTGCAGAACCTCGAGCAGGAGCGCAGAGACATCTTTGAGGCTACTGTGCAGGAGCTTGAGCGTACGCAGCTGCAGGGAAGACGTCTTACCTCCTCCGTAGTAGCTGCCGTGAATGAGGGACTTTCGGGAGGAGGACGTACCGCCTCCATGCTCATGCGCAGCGGCGCCGCCGACGTACACCGTGCTGTGACAAGCGTCAAGGACAACTATCAAAAGAGAAGCAACGAGATCGACCTGAACAAGGAGACCACCCTCCTGAACACCCGCGCTCAGATACGCAGCATTCGCGAGGTACAGAAGCCCTCCATCTTCGGCACCCTGCTGAACCTCGGCACCGCCTACCTCGGCGGGAAGCAGGAAGAGGAGAAGCTGAAACTCATGCGCCTTCAGGCAGGAATCCCCGACAAAAAGGCATCCTCTGCCGCGCAGCGCGGCGACGTTCATTTTGCGTGGGATGCAGCGGACAAGGTATTCAAAGCATCCTATCAGCCCTTCCAGTTCAGCAGTCTCCTCGGCGACATTGACACGAAACAGAAGAAATTCACCTTCGACGTACCGAACCCATTCACCCAAGACAAACAGATGACAAACTACTTCTAAAGGAGGACACTTGTGCCAACAGCAATCTCAGGGGCGCTCGGCACGCAGCGCCAATTCACCCCGCAGCCCGATGCGGGCTATGTCGGACGATACGCAGGAGTATCACCCGTCACCATCTCTGCCTCAGTCAGCCGCAGCGAAATGCTCAGTCAGAGCCTCATGCAGCTCAGTGCCGCCTTGGCAAGCTACCGCAGCTCTCACGAAAGCTACCTGAACGACAGCGGCAGCATCGAGGCACAACGCATGATCGAGGGCGAGAGCGAAGCGGACATCCGCAAACTCAATGCCATTGACGCCGCGCAGCAGGAGGGCTATGCCGATGCTCTCAGCAACCCGTATTTCAAGGCACATGCCGAACGCCTCCGCGGCGGCTTTTTGTCTACCGTCATGAAGAACCAGTATGACGAAAAGTACGCCATGACCCCTGCCCGCACCGCGCAGGAGGAAGCCAACCGATACAACCAGTTTGCGAAGGACTGGCAAAAGGCCAACCTCGAAGGGGACAGCGCCCCCGTCAACATGACCGCCTTTTCCGCAGGATTCAATGAGAACCAGCTTGTCAACATGGGCAGCCTCATGGCGGCGTGGGAGAAGAAGAACTACGAGAACGAAGTCACCACCACGATGGCCGCCGTCCAGTCCGAACTCAGTGAGACCATCAAGAACGCCCCAGAACTCCTCGCAGAGAACGGACGCACCACCAAGCGCGTGCAGGAAATCTTCAACAACGTACGCCTCATGGGACTGCCCGCGCAGTACCGTGCCAAACTCCTGCAGGACTTCGCCGAGGACTTCATCAAACTTGGCTACATCGACGGAGAGCGCCTTGCACAAATGATGGAGAATGTCACCATCCAGACAAACCTTGACGGCACGCGGCAGACCGCCGCCAGTCTCCTGCCGATGGCAACGCTGAAGAACATGGCAGATGAATACCATGCCCAGTTCCACACCCAAGAGAAATACGATTGGGTTCAGAACCACATCAAGAACGGCACACTGAAGGAAGCCATGGCAGAAGTCGCAGCGAGCGAGCACAGCAATCCTGTGTGGGCACGGGAGCACAACGCGCTCATCCCCTCCATCGAAAGTGGCATCGAGCAGAAGCGGCGGGAAGCTGAGCGTGCCGCCCGTCAGCGACAGCAAGCAGCAGGACGGGGAGGGCGCGGCGGCAAAGGTAGCAGCGCCGTCACCGATACACAGGCAGTCTCAGACATCATCAGCGCATGGCTGCAGGAATCGGACATGGTTTACGGAATGCCCGTTAGCGGCTACACCATCGACAAGGAAGCGCTATACAGCGTCGCCACCCCGCTCCTTCAAAACTTTGTACGGAATGGGGACTGGCAGCAAGCATACCGCCTCATGGATATGCCGCAGATGAATGCCCTTCGGGGCAGCGTCAGTACTTCGATGGCGAATGTCCTCAGCTCCATCCTTCCGAGTGACGACGGAGGGGTAAACATCGGAAGTGACCCCTTTGTACAGTCCCTTGTGGACGCGTGCATCACCAACCCGAACGCCGTTGCGAACACCTTCGGCGGTGACCTTGCCCGCGAGGCCTATGCGCTCAAAACCCTTAGCATCGCTTACGGCGGCGGGGACACAGGCTACAACGAAGCCCTGCGCCTCT